ATGGGAAGACCGAGCGAACGACTGCAGATCGCGTACGACCGTAGGTCACAGGAGAAGTCGATCCTCACGGCTGCGAAGCATGGTCCGCTGCAGTCCCTCACAGACCGGGAGCTCGCGCTGTCGGAGCAGCCGGTCACTGTCTACCCGCATGCGCTGCAGCGCCGCGTGAAGGCGTGGGTGCGCTTCGGGCCGGAGTCGGTTCGCGTGGACGCCAAGCTGATGCGCTCCACGCCCCTCGCCGCCGGGATCGAGTTCCATGCCGAGGAGCAAATCTTCCGCTGCTGGGTATGGGGTAACGCGATCGTCCTCGACGACGTCGACCGGCAGGCGTAGGGTCGCTGGCATGTGCGGTCGATTCGCGAACGATGCCAAGACGGACGAGATGATCCGGGAGTACGTCGCCGAGGGCGGCAAGCCTGAGGACTGGTGGAAGTCCTGGGCCGGTGCGTACTCGATCGCGCCGACGATGGAAGCCCCGATCGTCCGCGACCGTGGCGAGGGCCGCATCCTCGAACTCGTTCGCTGGGATTGGCAGAAGCCCGCGAACCGGCCCAAGGGCGCGCCAATCATCAACGCGCGGATGGAGAAGCTCGCGACCGGGTTCTGGGCGCCGGCGTTCTCCGCCGCCCGGTGCGTCGTCCCGATGCGCGGCTATTTCGAATGGACAGGCGAGAAGGGTGACAAGACGCCGCACTTCCTCCACGGCGACGGCCTGCTCTCGGCCGCTGGGCTCACCTGGTCGATGGAACTCGCGAACGGCGAGCGGTCTCGCTGCTTCGTTGTCATCACTCGTGAGGCGCGCGACGCCAGCGGCGAGGTGCACGACCGGATGCCGGCGTTCCTGACGCCCGACACGCTGGATGCCTGGCTGAGTCCGGAGAAGGTCACCGGGGACGCGAAGACAGAGCTGCTCGCGATGCTCGACCACACGTCCGCCGACGTCGCCACCACCATCACCGAGCACATCGTGGATCGGAAGGTCAACAACTCCCGCACCGCGGATGCCGCCGACGCGTCGCTGATCGAACCCGCGGCCTAGGCTGGTCTGATGCTCGTCGCACTCGTCCGCCCCCGTGAATCCTGCACTGTCACCGTGGAAGGCAAGAATGTCACCGACCTTCGGGGCGAGCTCGCCGCGCAGGTGCCCGCCGGATGGGAACTCGTCTCGGCTCACGCGACCATGAAGGCCGGTGGCATTCGCACCGTCGAGGGAAGGTACGAGCGTCGTGACGGCACCCAGGAGATCGAAGCCGACGACATGACCGCGCTCGAGGCGAAGGTCCCAGACGGCTGGCAGATGCTCTCGGTGCGGAGCACCTGAGCGTAGACTGTCTCACCCGCGTGGGGGACCCAACTGAATATGGAAGAGGACGACATGGGCCGTAACTCAGAACTGGCGCTCGAGAACGAGATCGCAGACGACGAAGCCGCCGGATACGAAGAGCACCTGCAACTCGCTGACGATCCCACTTGATCGCTGAACGACAAAAGACCCCCACCCAGCCTGAAGGCTAGGTGGGGGCCTTTCGTCGTCTTTGCGACGTCAGCGAATGTCTCGGCGCAGCGTCTCGCCGGATGTGAAGTGTCGTTCGACGGCGGATGCGGTGGGCTTGGTGATCAGCGCGTAGGAGGCCTGAACGACGACGACCGCGAGCAGCACGAGCACAGGCCATTCCGGGAGCGCGTCGCCGGTGTAGAGGTAGTAGAACGCCAGCACGAGGACGGCGAGGACGACCGCGACGGCGATCGCGAGAGCCTTCTTCTGCCAGGGCTTCGCGATGAACAGCAGGACGCCGTTGAGCGCGCCGATCACGTACGGTGCGAAGAGCGCCAGGAGCATGAGCACGCCGGCGGGGATGATGGGGAGTTCGATGTTCACGGTTTCTCCTTGATTCGGTTTTCGATGGATTCGAAGCGGTTGTTGTTGGCGCTGCGGTCGATGCGGATCTCCTCACGGATGCCACCGATGTCCCTGCCGAGGGTGGCGAATCGACCGGCGAAGTCGTTCTGCAGGCCATCGAGCCATGCCTTCGTCTCGGCGTGCCGGGAGTCGTTCGCTTCCTCGATGGTGCTGACCTTCCGCTCGGTGCGGTTCGTGGAGTCACGCATCGACCCGCCGGAGTTGGGGCGCGTCTCGTGCTTCACCTCGGCGGTGGTCTTCAACAGCAGAGTGAGGATCGTGCCGACGACGCCGAGGAGCGCGATCAGGACGTTCGAGGTCTCCGCGTCAAGCAGTGCTTCACCCTGCTCGTCTCGAAGTCCGGACGCCCAGATCACCGCCGCCCCGGTGACGACGGCGCCGACCGAGATGATCAACCACGTCGGGACGGGGCGGCGGTGTCGTTGTGTCATCGCCGTGTCAGAAGTTGCGCCACGCGAGCGCGGCGTCGATCTCGGACTGCGCCATGACGACCACCTCGGCGGCCTGCCGCTGCAGCGCGGCAAGGTCGCGGACGTTCGTCAGCGGCCAGGCGCGGCCACCGAGCGCGCCATAGCGCGACGCTCCCCCCTCGGCAGGTGCGAGGATGCGCAGCGGCTCTCGGCCGGTGTCGTAGAGGCCGGCGGGCACGGTGCCGTAGTGGCCGACGAGGTAGTTCAGCTTGTCCTCGCTGATGCCCCAGGTTGCGGCGCCGGTCGCCTGGTGGATGCCGGTCCACTCGTCGGGGTCGTCGAGCAGAGTGAGCGCGCCGCCGAGGCGGCCCTGGATTGCGATGGTGCCGCCGGGGGTGCGGTATGCAGCTTCGGTCATGGTGTTCCTCTTCCTTCGTGGTTTCGGTGCGGGTGTGGCGGTGGCGGGCGCGGCGGCCCAGGGCTCCCAGTCGATGAGGTGCCAGGGCTCCCAGTCGAAGACGTCCGGCTCGAAGCCGTGCTTGCGGGCGTAGTGGTAGAACAGGGCGCGGCCCAGCCGCCCCCAGTTGCCAATGTCGACCGCCATCGCGTCGCGGCCGTTGTACTCTCCGCCGTGCGACGAGGAGCCCGGGTACGCGGCGTTGCCGTCAGGCTCGTCTCGGTACGCCTCTTCCTGCTTCTCGAACCAGCGGTATCCGTTCGCGCCGGGACTGATCTCGAGCCAGACGCCTTCGTTCTCCCACACGTCGGCACGCATCGCGATGAACTTCGCAGCGGTCCCCGGCGTCAGGTAGTGCTCGCCGCCGAGGTGCACGAGCACATCGAACGGGATGCGGCCGTTCTCATAGCGAGCCATCAGGATGCCTCGGCAGTCTGCACGGCGGTGATCGCCGTCGTGAGGTTCGCGTCCGTCACTGCGGAGAGGTTCGCACCGGGGCGGGCCGGGGTCGCCGCGAGGTGCGCGTCACGGACCTCGTCTGCGTATGCGTGCACGTCGGAGACGGTCTTGTCGTCGCCTGCACCTTCGCCGCCGACTTCGACGACGACGCTGACGAGTCGCCCCATGCGCGCCTGCACCCATGCGGATGCGTTCTCAACGTTGGCCTGCTCGGCGGCGGCGACGAACCGGTCGAGCAGGTCCGGGTCGTTGCGCGCGTTGATGTGCTGATTCGTTGTCGCCATGATGAGGTGCCTCCTACTGGGCCTTGATGATGTGGTTGACGGTGAGGAACGGCTGCAGGTTGTTGTGCGGGAGGCCGCCACCGGTGCTGCCGATCAGCCCGCCGTACGCGGCGTGCGACGGCGTGTTCGTGCCGAAGTACAGCGAGGACGTGACGCCGCCCGGGTAGGCGTTGATGTCGGCTCGTGTCGAGTGGCTGTGCGAGGGGATCTCGTCGATCGTCAGCAGGTGCGTCTTCGTGCCGCCCGTCTTCCCGAGCGCGTTGAACTCCGCCTGCGTGCCGTCAAATCCAACCGGCGCGCGCCCGCGGAAGTCGGGCACGTTGAAGGTGCTCGAGCCGTTGCCGACGCCGTACGCGGTGCCGATCACCGCGAACAGTGCGGCGTAGGTCGTACGCGACACGGCCGCGCCATCGCAGAGCAGCCAGCCCGCCGGCGCGGTAGCGCCGGCGAACGCGGTGAGGATGCCGACTGGCTCGACACGCGCCGCACCCTGGTAGACCTCTGGAGCGGTCATGCGTTCGTCGCTGTCGAGCGTGCCGTACACGCGTGCCGGCCCCTGGATCTGGGAGGCAGGTCCGGAGTCCTCGACCATCTTCCCGAACGCCTGCTTCGTCGGCGTCGCATCCAGCACAGCGCCGGCGGTTGGGGCGAGGTAGTAGTCCTCGGACTTCTGCAGCTTGTCGGCCGCTTCGACCTTGACGTCCCACGCCTTCGTCGTCAGGAAGATCCCGCCGCCAGTGATGACCACCGAGGAGTTGTACGTCAGGCCGGTGGCGATGACGTTGCGGGCTGTCCACGGGCCGGTGCCACGCTCGCGGGTGTGAACGCGCACGGTCAGCGCGTTCTTCTCCGTGCCGACGACAAGCGAGGACACCGAGGCGTTGAGCGTGATCTTCAGGTAGACGCCGTTGACGTCGGCGACGCCGGCGGCGGTGCACCGCTCGGCGGTGAACGTGTTGATCTGCGGGACGCTGTACGGCAGCACCGCGACAGTCCCGGATGCCGTGCCGGTGCGACCACGAGAGTCGACCACGGCTGCGGCGACCGCGCGAGTTCCGGAGATCGGGAGCGGCATCGCCGTTCCGGAGGTCACAGTGGTCCCGTCGACGGTGACCTGCGAGGACGCGATCGTCGAGCCCTGCACGCCGGCGGCCGTGACGGTGGCCTTGAGTCGCGACTGGCCCTGGACATACCCGCCGATCAGCGAGGTGGTGTCGGGGTTGTCGTCGAGAGCGTTGATCGCGGAGATCGTGGGAACGATGCCCGGACCTGCGCGCAGCGTGAACGCGGTCTCCTTCGACCCGATGACGGTCGTGCCGTTCTTCGTGACGACGGTGATCTTGCCGGTGCCCTCGACGGCGTTCGGGATCTGGGCGAGCAGGGTGAGCGGCGGTGTCCAGGCGGCGGAGACCCCGGCGCCGGTGGCGATGGTGCCGGTCTGGGTGCCGAACTGGAACGTCACGTCGTGAGTGAACATGCTCGACGCGCGCGGCAGGCTGATCGTCTTCGCCGTGCCGGCGTCGAACGTGCCGCCGCCGGAGAAGCTTCCAGTCGTGGCACGCGGGATGGTCGGCAGGCCGATGTCGAAGAACCCGGAGTCGCCGACGCCCGGGTACGAGACGGCCATGACCACGCGGGCGGGGCCGCGTGTACCGTCGGCGTTGTGGCCGATGTGCACGCGCCCGCCTACACGCCAGCGGAGTTGCCCGTTCTGATAGCCCGAAGGCATGAACGGTTGAGCCTGCCGCCACGCGAAGGTGCCAACGCCTTCGACATACCCGTGATGGACGCCGTCGCCGCCGTCATAGGAGGACGTGTTGCCGGTGTTCACTGCCCGAACGAAGCAGTCGACCATCGAGTAATTGCCGTCGATGGACATGCCGACGTAGTCCGCCTCGAGGACGAACTGCGTCGATGGGGAGGTCTTGTTCCAGACGATCCGATCCGTCACGGGGAAACCTCCGGGTATGCGGAGAGGCCACCCCGCGGCGTGCGGGGTGGCCTCTCGGGGTGATTGGTTACAGGCGCTGCCAGGTGGTGCGGCCACCGCCCTCGGTGATGACCGTCTGACCGACGACGACCTGCGATGCCTTCAGCTTCGGTACGACCATCTGGTTCTCGTCCCACCACGTCTGCGCGACACCGTTCCGCCGGAACGAGGCATCCGTGTTCGACAGATGCAACGCGACCGGGGAACCCGGCCGCGAGATTCGCACGTCCGTCGGAGTGATCGTCAGAGCCAACGACAGATTGTCGACGCCGGCCTGCGCCGCGGCCGCTGCAGCTTGAGCCGCCGCGGCCGCGATGCCCGCCGAGGACGCACCGTTCTGCGCCGCTTCCGTCGCCGCCTGATTGGCCGCGAGTTGCGCGGCCTGCGCGTCAAGCTCGGCCTGCTGAGAGGTGATCGACTCGGCGGCGGCATCCGCTCGACCGGCGAGCAGGTTGATGGACGCGTTGCCGTTCAGGCTCAGCGAGTCACCGAATGCCGGTTCGACATGGTTCACGCTGAGCGTTCCCGCGGTGACGTGGTTTCCGGTGATCGAGTCAGCTTCGATGTCGGGACCGGTGACCCCGGTGACGACGATCGATGCGGCCGCTGATGTCCCGCCGGGGCGGCCGAGCGTGTCGAGGGATCGGAGGCGTACCCAGACTGTGGCGCCTAGGGTCGACTTGACTCCGCGCACGTCCGCGCCGGTCAACGACGAACCCACCTGGGTCCACGGGCCGGTTTCCGCCGGCGCCGTGTCGACGACGACCGATCCGAATCCGGCGGGCGGCGCAGTGGTGCCGAGCAGTCCGTTCCAGCGGGCCTGCACCGTGTTGAGTCCAGTGGTGAGGATCGGGACGGATGGGGCCGCGAGAGTACCCGCGGGGTTCGCACCGGTGACGTTCAGCGCGACGGACGGATCGCCCCAGACGTCGAGCGTCGTGCGCGCCTGCGCCGTGACCGACACCAGCCTGCCGGACGGAATCGTGAACGTCGCCGAGGGACCCGTGACGCGCTGCGCCTCCTGCCCTACCCGGAAGGTGTACTCCGCGACGTCGACCGGCACGTTATCCAGGGACATCGTGACCGGTGTCCAAGTCACGGTGACGGTCGCCACCGCCCGACCGTCCGGGAGGAACGCGCCCACGTTCGACGCGACGGCCAGACCGACCGGCGGCTTCGGGATGATCGACGACGGGACGGTCGGGGTGACGGAGATCTCCGCGGACCAGTCGCCCCATACTCGGGCGACGGAGCGAGCTCGGACCGCGACGTACCGAGCGACACCCGGCTCCCAGTCAGTGAGCGCAGCGGTGATGCCCGCTGTGAACGTGTCCGTCTGCAGCACTCCGGACGCGGTGCGCGAGGCCACCTCGTATTCGGCGATGTCAAGTGCCGATCCGTCCGTGGACGTCGCGACTGCGCCCCACCCGATCTGCACCGTGGAGACTGCGGAACCGTCGGGCCGCCACGACCCGACGTTCGAGTCGACGTGCAGCCCCGTGGGGACGGCGGGCTCGCTCGGCGCGGGGCCGGGGTTCGAGGGGATCGTTGAACCGGATCCGCCGATGATCATCCCGGAGCCGACGGAGCCGACTCGCTTCGCGATCTTCGCCTGCAGCCCGACGAGCTTCGACCCGACGATGACTCGGCAGGTCACGGCGTCGCCGCGCTTGGACACCTGCATGCCTATGACGCGCTGCGGCTGTCGACCGGTCTTGCGGCGTGCGGTGATCAGATCGCCGATCGTGAAGTCGTCCCACGGGACCGGGCCGCCGGCGTCCGGGGTCCAGTCGTAGGAGAGTTCGAGCTTCTTGGCCCGGTTCGCGTCCATCACCGGCTGCGCCTGACGCACGGCCGTCGGGTGATCCTTCACGCCCGACAGCGACATCGACGTTTCCAGGTTCCCGAACCGGGTGTCAGCGCCGACATTCGTCGTGTGCGTCGCCGCGGTCTGATCGGGCAGCAGTACCAGGGTGGAGAAGGTGCCATTGAAGTCGGTCTTCGCGGGCGCGGCGGTGAAGCCGGGACCGCCGAGGACGATCGATTCAGTCCTGTCGACTCCGGATCCGACGCGGGCGAGGCGCAGCGTCGTTCCCTCGGACCACCATTCGAAATGCCCCTGTTCCGTCCAGGACTGCACCAGGGCTGAGAGTGGTTTCCAGAAGTCGACGGTCATCTTGATCTGATCGGTGGCCTGCCATGACTGCCCGAGCGAATCGGCGGTGTCCGTGAAGTCCGTCGTCACGGTCGGACCCCAGCCGCGACCCTTTGCCTCAGCGATGAACCCGCGAATCAGCTTCCCGGGGGTCGCGTCGTAGTCGCACCGGTGCCCGTCCTTCGTGGTCGCGTTCCACCAGTGCAGCGCCTGCGACAGCAGCCAGCCGACGTAGGACTGAGCAGTGAACCGCATCACGTCGTTCTGATCAGCCGCGTCCTCCGCGTCTTCGAGCACCACGAACAGGTCGTTGCGGGGACGCTTCCACGTCTTGCCGCCGGTGTTGTATTCGAGGCCGACGACGAACGGCGCTTCCAGCCGGCCGGCCACCTTCGCTGTGGTGGTGAAGGTGAGCCGACCGGTGGCAGACTCGGCGTCCGTCGGCAGGATCTCCGACGTGGGGAGAACACGCCCCTTGACGCCGGCGGGAGTGTATTCACGCAACCGGATATCGAACACGCGAACCTCCGTGGGTTAGAGCAGGTACGCGGCTCTCCCGCGCACAGCAACCGACGCCCCGCTGCGGGACGTCGTGGTGACCGTGACCTGACCGAACCGGGTCGATGGATCACCAGGCGTCAGGACCGGCGTGATCTCGAAAACGCCACGCGGCCCGCCGAAGTCGACCAGCCCAGAGACGTCCGTGCCGCCGGTCCAGGTGTCCGACGTCGTGATGAACGCCCGCCCTGTGGCGCACTCGAACCGCACCCACTGGCCAGCGGTCACGGTCGGCAGCGACGCCCATGCACCAGACGAGTCGACGATCTGAATCCCGCCGGCGGCGCCCTGCACGCGGATCACCGCGTCGGCGACCGGCGCCGAGAGTCCGCCGTTGATCGACGAGCGATCCCAGGCCGCAGAGGCTGATCCGTCCGGTGTGGCATCCCACAGGTACACCCGGGACGATGACGCCGGGGTGCTTCCGTTGAATGCGGGACCGGTGTAGTTGCCTTCGACGATCGCGAGGTCATCCCACCACATGTCGGTGGAGAGGGAACCGTTGTAGAAGATGACAGCGGTAGACGCCGCGGTGGCGGTCACCACGATCCTCAGGTCGTGCACTCCCACGGCGTTCGGTGCGGTTGCGAAGTTGTTCACGTCAAAGCCGGTGTAGAACCGGCGTGCGTTGCCGTGCAGGGTTCCGGATTGGATCGCTGCGAGGCGAGCCTTCACCATGAGCGTGTACGTCTTCCCCGTCGTGAGGCCAGCGGCCACGAGTTGGCCATAGCTGCCCGCGTTGTCACCCTTGGGGACGACCCTGAGGGACTTCGCCCGGTCAGACGACCACGCGCCGGACTGAACCGGGAATGCCGTCGCGATCCCGCCCGAGAGTGCCGCAGGCGCCACGCCAGATAGCGTGCTGGTGGACGAGTTGGCTGTCGCGGTGAAGGCGGTGACGAGGTCGGGGTCAGGTGCAGCCGTGGACGGGTAGGCGACCCCTCCCGCGATTGTGGCCTTCGGTGGCACGGTCCCCACCAGCGAGGTAACTCCGGTGATGTAGGCGATATCCGATGCACCGGCGTTGCCCGAGACCTTGGAGACGTACGCGCCCATGTAAGAGTTCGCTGCCGACGTTCCAGTGACCCACACCCATGTGCTGCCCGGGAGCGGGGTCCGAACCGTTTCTGAGGACGAACCGAGCCACGCCTCATATCCACCCGCGGGCACGTAGAACCACGCACCGGCGACGCTGGCTGGACCGACGTTCCCGTTGCCATCGATGTCGTACATGTTCATGATGAAGGGGTTGTTCTGAGCGCCGTTGAAAGCAGATGCGGCGCGAGTCGTGATGCCCTGCGGGTTAGTGGAAGCGCCCACGGTCTGACGGGTGACCGTCCAAACCGCGACGTTGTTGGAGCGGAATCCAGCAGCCCCCGCAGGGGCTGCGTTCGGATTCAGCGCCAGGTTGGTCGCATGCACAAGCGCCGCGCCAGGAGCCTCGAAGGAGGGGTTGACCGCCTCGTTCCGCGCGACCGGCACCGCCCCCGGCATCGGAGCCATCCCGAACAGCCGCACGGGAATAGACGCACTCGTCAGAGCTCCGGTCGTGGTCGATTCCGTCTTGTCCCGCCAGAACACGGAGGGCAGGCGGATCAGGAACGTCGCGTCCACGACCGCATCGGCGGGACCGTGACCGGTCGGCGTGTGGCTGAGGGTCTCGTACGAAACCTCGCGCCCAGTGTTGGCGGTCACCGCGAGAACGCCGCCGGCGGCGAAGACGGCGATGAGCGTCTCGAGGTTCGCGCGTGGAGTCTGCACGATAAACCGAAGCGAGACCGGGCCGGTGGTGGCAGGAAGCCCCGCCACCACCCCGTCCCGGCCCGCTCGCTCCATCGACGCGCGATCGAACGTGAACGACGACAGCGGCTCAGTCGGCGCCCGAAGGATCCAGCCGAACACCGGGTTATCCAGAGGGACGCCGTTCACCGAGTACACATCGGCCTCCTACACATCGATTCCAAGGATCTGCGCGGCTTCCCACGCATCGGACTTCGGATCGCTTGAATCCGGGTGGTTGATCGCGACGTTCGGCCGGCTGAGGTTGGCACGCAACGCGCGGATCTCGTTGACGACCGCCTGCAGGTCGACAACCGTTCCGGCTCCGCTGATTCCGCCGGCAGCCATCGGAGTAACGCCCATGCGCCGCATGGTCTCGCCGAGGATCGCCATCGAACGAGGCGATCCATCGAGCGGGATGAACGCCTCTGGAACGTCACTGCGATCACCGACCACACGCCAGGTGTTCGCCGGCACCATCTGCGCGATCGACTGCATCGGAGTCAGACCGCCCTCGGCCATGAACTCGAGCACCGACCCCTGAGCCTGGGCGGTCACGGCGCGGCCGCCGGGGAGCTTGAACCCCGAGCCGTCGGCAAACACCTTCACCCAGATCTGTCGACCGCTGTTCGTGGTGATGAGCCGGTCGACCGTGGACGATGCCGGCGACGCGTCGGCGTAGATCACCGCGCTGCCATCGGGCAGAGTGATGATCCGGTTGCCGAGGTTGTCGACCTTCCACGTCTCCGCGTCAGCGTTCGAACTGTAGAACGTCGACGCCTCCTCGGGAGTCTGCAGCACGGTGTCGATGAGCGCTTGAGCTTCCTCGCGCGTCATCCCCATCGCGGTCAATTGACCCATCAGAGCATCCCGCGTCGCGGCATAGCGCCCTTGCAGGTTCTCTTGAGACTCCCCCGCCGCCACGGCCGCTTCGTACTCGATGCGCAGAGCTTCCGCCGAGGCATCGAGTTGCGCCTTGAGTTCGCCGCTCGCTCGCACCGAACCGTCTTGCGCGGTCGTGAACTCTCCCATCAGGGATGCTCCGTCGCTGGCGGCGGTGCCGACCTTGGACACCGCGTCCGCGGTGCGCAGGGCGGCGTCGTTGACGTAGCCGAGTGCGACGAGCGGGTCGGTGAAGTCGTTGAACTGGCCGCGCATCTCTTCCAGCTTGACCACCGCGGCATCGGTCGTGCTCTCGAAACCGCGCATCCCGTCGGCCAGGTCGTCGAGTTCCTTCGGCCGACCTTCGCCACCGTTGAAGAAATCGATGAGGCTTGCCACGCCATCGACCATCTCCGCGAGCGGCCCCGACACGAACGACCCGAAGGACTCCGTAGCGGAGATGCCGAAGTCGATCGCTCCGTTCAGCAGGTCTTGGAAGAACTGAAGGATCGGCCCGCGGTTCTGTGATACCCAATCGGCGAAATCGCCCAGAGGCTCGGCGAACACGGAGGCGAGGGCTCCCTTGATTCCATCGGCGGCGACTTCGATGTTCCGCTGTGCCTGCTCGATCTTCGACGCGTCGTTGCCCGCGAGGGTGTCGAACATCCGCTGCGCGGATCCGGCGACGCCATCAAGTTGAGCGACGGCCGTAGTCAGATCCATTGCAAACAGCGCCTCGCCGAGGTCTTCCGCCTGCGTGCCGAACAGACCCACGGCGGCTGCGTTGCGGAGCACCGGGTCTTCGGTCTCGCGGAGCTTGGTCAGCACCTGAGCGAGTCCGTCGCGGGCCTCCTGGCCGCCTCGGGCGATCTTCGCCGTCATCTCCTCGGCGTTCAACCCAAGGTTGGTGAACGACTCTGCCGACAGCACGGACGCGTCCGTGGCGCGGATCTGGAACTCCTTCAGCGCATCCGCGGCGAGATCGCTGTTCCGCGCTCCGGCCCGCATGCCCTGATTGATCAGGCCGAGTGCTTCCTCGCCGGAGAGTCCGAGGCGCTTGAACAGCGATGGGTACTCGGTGAGGGTGTCGAGCAGATCCTCGTTACGGTTCATGCCGTTGCGGGCGCCGGCGGCGATCAGGTCGAACGCTTCTTGTGCGTTCTTCGCGAGTCCGTTGCTGAGCAGTTGCGTGACCGCCTGCGCGGTGGGGCGCACGTCCTCGCTGAGGACGTCGGCGATTCCCGCGAGCCCTTGCACGACCTGCTGCGCGTCGCGCGTTGTTGCAGACGGGTCCAGGATGCGGAACTGCAAGGCGAGCCGGGTCGCGTCCATGTTGGATTCGATCGACTCGCCGAAGTTGTTCGCGTACGCCTCGCCCGATGCGCGACCGAGACGGAGAGCGTCGGCTTCGCTGATACCGGTGAGCCCCTGCAGCCGGTCGGTGCGCTGCTCGACGGCGAGGCCGTCCTGCATGGCGCCGATCACGGCCTTGCCGATCGCGTAGCCGGCGATCACGATGCCGCCGGCGATGGGGATCGCGGACAGGGCGTCGACGAGGGTCGACTCGATCTCGCCGCCGACGACCTGGCCGACCTTCTCGCCGGCGCCACGGGTGGCGGCGTCGAGTCCCTGGCCGAGCGAGCGACCGCCTTCCGCGCCGGCCTCCTCGGTCTTGCGCTTGAACAGGCTGAGGAATCGCTTCAGTCCGGTCTCTGCCGGCTCGGCGTCGACCTCTACGTCCACGGCGTTGCGGGCCTGCTTCAGGCCGTCGAGCATCCGCTCGATGCGCTGGATCGATGCCTCGGCGCGCTTCACGTCGGCGGTGACGTCGAGTCCACCCTCTGCGCGGATGTGGAGGTCTTCGAGCTTGTCGACGGCGCGCTCGAGGTTCTTCTCGGCGCGGGAGACGTCGGCGTCGAGCTTGAGGACGGCCCGCTCAGAGACGAGTTTCTTGACCGCCTTCTCGACGCGGTCCATGTCACCGAGAACGCCCTTGGCGTCAGAGCCGAGCTTGAGCGGGTTCGCCTCGATCTTCTTGCCGATGGCGACGACCTGCTTCTCGGCCTTCTCCACACGGTCGACGTTGGCGGTGAACAGTACCTCGAGGTCAGCGACGGTCAGCTTGTTCATCGGTGTCCCTTCGCAGTGCGGCGCGGAGCCGGGTGTCGGAGTCGATGAGTGAGAAGATCAGCGTCCGGACTCCCGGCCACGGGCGGGCGCGAACGTCGGCGGCGTACAGGTCGACGCCGCGCTCCATGAGCTCGGCGACGACGATGCGCCAGTGGTTCACGATCGCCAGCCATGAGGTATCGATCGGTGTGCCGGTGACGGCCGGGGCGACTTTGGCGGGGCGGAGCCGGGTCGGCACCTTCGCATAGTCGGGATACCAACCGTCGGCGTCGGGCTCACCACCTCGGCCGTACGGCGCCCAGTCCTCGGCCGTCTCTAGTCTTTTGGGGCGGTCTCTCCCGCCTCGCCTTCGTTGCCCTGCTCGCGGCCCCAGAGGAGGACGGCGAGACCGTCGGCCCAGTCGCGGCCGCGGGTCCAGTAGAAGACGCTGTAATAGGCGGCGCGCCCGATCGTGTCGGGGTGGACGCCGGCGTCCACCATCTCCTGATAGGTGGAGCCGAGGGCGGGGTGCTCATCGGGCGAGATCGAGTCGAGGATCTCCTGCACGCCAGCGGGGATCGGTCCTTTGACGATGCCGAGCTTGACCTCTCCGCGCACTGCGCAGGCGAGGAGCTTGCTCACGTCGCCGACGCTGGGCGGCTGGATCACGAAGACGCGCGGCTCGCCGTCTCGGGTGGGAAGCGGCGGCAGGGTCAGCGCGGGGATCGCCCAGTCGGCGAAGTCGGTCGCGGTCGCGGTCGCGGAGGTCATGCGGAGACCTTTCGTCGTGGGTGGTCAGAGGTGGACGCGTCGCGTCCAGCTGACGGACACATCGGTGGAACCAGAGGCCCGGGCGCGTGAGCGCACCCGGGCCTCCGGGTCGAGGTCAGGCGCCGCGCGTGTATGCGAAGGCCACCGAGGTGCCGACAGGGGTGATGACGGTCACGTTGACGCTGCCCGCGGTCCCGGCGGGGACGGTGGCGACGATCATGGTCGCCGAGACGACGGTGAACGCGGTCGCCGACACCGCGGCGAACTTCACGTCGGTCGCGCCGAGGAAGCCGACACCGGTGAGGGTGATCATCTTCGTCGCAATCTGACCGGCCGGAGAGATCGAGGAGATCGCCGGCGTGGGGTTGTCGTTCCACCCGGTGAACGGGTTGGGGATGGGCGTGTACTCGCCCTTGCCCGTGAGGGACACCGAGAACACATCGATCTCGGCGTTGCCGGTGTTCTGCCGGCTGGACTCGACGGTCACCGACGCGCGGCCGGCATCCGTCGGGTGCGGGGTGCCGGAGTCCGGCTTGTGGTAGAACCGGATGTCGAGGATCGCCTGCTCGCCCTTGCGGCGCGATGCGTTGACGATCGCCTCCACCTCGGGAAGGTACAGGCCCGAGGTGAGGGACCGGTTCGCCTGGACGGTGAATGCCCCGGCGAAGCCGCGACCAGAGACGCCCTCGCTCGGTGCACCGCGGTCGTCGTACGTGCCGTCGTCCTGCGTGACCTTCGGGAAGGTCGGCGCCCACCCGGAGATGCGGCGGACCGGCTGCCAGGTCGGCGACGCGAACGTGCCGATGTTGATGTCGATGCCGTACTCGAAGCTCTGCCCGAGCGTCGTACCGGCGGGAAGTGGCTGTGTGCTCATTGCAGAGCCTCCTTGTTGTCGAGGGTGATGGTGTAGTTCTCCGACCGCTGCTCGCGGCCGTTGTCGTCGGACCCTTGGTCCGACATGGATTCGCGGCGGATGCCGAGGATCCCTCCCTCGCGGGAGAGCTTGTCGAAGCGCGCGAACACGTCGTCCGCGATGCGGTCGGCGCTGTCGCGTTCACCGCGCGCGCCTCGCACCCAGATCTGCGCCTTGCGTCGGGTGAGATCGCGGGTGTCGCTCGAGCCGTAGAGGCGGACGCCGACAGCGCGATCGGGGGTTTCCTCGATGCGGCCGTAGAACACACCGACGACGTCGGCGGTGTACGGGTCGGTGCTCCATTCGAAGCCGTCGATGCTGCCGAGGATCTCGCACAGGGTTGTCTTCAGAGTTGCGTCACTCACCCGAGTGCCTCCCGTACTGCTTCGGCCACTGCGGCGCCGATGTCGATCTCGTCGGAGGCCCGCTCGAGGAACTTCGCGCTCCCGCCGTCGTCGTGCTCCCAGTCGAGGTGCTCGTGCTGGAACACGGCGTGCGGGGCGGTGTATCGGACGGTCACGCTGAGGTCGTCGACGACGACCTTCCCGGACTTGATCAGGTCACGGTCATCGACCGGGGCGAGTTCGTTCGAGCGCTTCAGCAGTTCCCGGCCGGTCTTGCGCATCGCGTCCTGCGCCGCCTTCTCGACGATCGTGAGAATCGGCTTCAGGTTCACGATCGCCTCCGATCAGGTGAGGAACAGGGTTCGGGATTGCGGGAGCCGGTTGTGCCGGAAGACGCTGATCTTCACGACCTTCGCCTGCCGCTCCCCCGGTTCGCCTTTCCAGACGGTGACGAGGGAGCCGAGCGGAATGATCTCCTCGACGTTCGTGGAGACCTGCGTGTTGGAGACGACCTCGGTCCCGACGTCGTCGATGACCACGAGGCGTTCGTCGACGACCCAGACGTCTGCGACCTCGCGCGGGTCGGCGTGCCGCTGCCCCATGCCGCCGGCGCCGGTCAGGTCGCGGACGGTGACGGTGTGCGGAGTGAAGCTCTGCCGAAGTCTCATCGGCTTGCCCTCAGTCGGTGTTCGTCGATGCGGGTGAACTCGTCGTCGACGAACATGGCGCCGGCGGCAAGCCCGCCGGCAGACATCCGGGAGTAGACGATCGATTGCCCGATCGCGGTCTCGGAGGCGATGCCTCCGGCCGGGGCGAGGACGCCGCGGGCGACAGCGGCGGCGATGGCTTGAGCGATGCCGCCGGGGCAGGTGTCGTAGCCGTGGTTGATGGTGGCGACGATGAGTCGGCGGCCGCGCGGCCAGCGGCGGCCGATGCGTTCGATGACGCCGTTCTCGTCCCAGTCGAAGTCGGTGCCGGCGGTGAGGGGTTCGCCGTTCTCGGTGAGGGTGGCGACGCTGTTCACATGCAGGCTCGGCAGGAACAGCAGACGTCCGCCTCGCGATGACAGGGTGAACGTCTCGTCGGCAGGCTTGGCGACTCGCCATCCGCAGCGGTCGCGGACGGCCTCGGTTGCCTGGACGGCGACGGCGGCGGCCTGTGCCGCGGAGAGCGGCTCGTTCGTGACTGCCTGCACCTCCTGATCGGTGAGCAGCAGGTCGGAGGTCTCAGGCAT